CGATGACCTATTCAAAAAATTGGACGATGAGTTTCACTTCACCCTGGATGTATGCGCATCCGATGGGATGCAGAAGTGCGAGAGATACTTCAACCCCGAGATGGACGGATTGAGACAAGAGTGGAGGGGGGGGGGAAGTTTGCTTCATGAATCCACCATACGGACGGGAGATAGAGAAGTGGGTGCGCAAGGCGGCATTATCCCCGGCGATCACCGTCGGACTGCTTCCTGCGAGGACGGATACGAAGTGGTTCCACTTATGGGTACAACCCTACGCCTCGGAGATAAGGTTCATACCGGGAAGGGTGAAGTTCGGCAATTCGAGGAACTCGGCTCCGTTCCCTTCTATCGTAGTGATATGGAATACGCCGAGGACTCCGAGATATTCGCATATGGAATACGAATAGGACGGTGAACATGGTCAATAAGAACGGTAATCCTCAGAATCTCGACCCCGTGAGAAGCACCAATGAAGCAAGAAAGAGGGGCAGAGCGGGAGGATTAGCGTCAGGCAGGGCTAGAAGGGAGAAGAGGACCATGCGCGAGATAGCGCAACTGGCCTTATCGATGCCACTTAACAAAGGTAAAGTCGAGTCGTTGGCAGGGGCCGAGTCGCTGAAGGACGCCACGATCATGAACCTACCGTCAGGGGAGATCATAATCCTCAGGATGGTCCAAGAGGCGACCAATGGGAACATAAGGGCTGCGGAGTATCTGAGGGATACTATCGGCGAGGATGCCAACCAGCAGACCGTCAGTCCGTTGGATAGACTGGCCCAGGTACTCGAGAAGTACGCGGAGGAAGACGATGACGAATGAGTCGATAGAGATCCTCCTGAGCGATGATCCCGTATCGAGGAAGAAGACCGTCAGATCGTTATCGAACACCGGATTCCTCAACGTATGGGAAGGGGCGGTCAGATCAGGGAAGACCGTCTACGCATTGGTGGCGTTCTGCATCTACGTCATTCGTTCCCCTGAGACGACCTTCCTGCTGTCAGGAAGGACACTGCCGACGATAGAGAGGAACTGTATCCTCGGCGAATACGGGATCCTATCACTGATACCCGAGGCGGTGTATGGGAAGGTGGGCAACTCCACGGCGATAAGGTTCCCTGTCAAGAAGGGAGGAGACATCGTCAGGAAGACCATCTACGTCTCGGGTGCTGCGGATGTCAAGGCGTTCATGGCCCTTCGCGGTAACACATATGCGGGATGGTTCGCCGATGAGATCAATATGCACGATAAGAGGTTCGTGGAGGAAGCGTTCAACAGGACGGTTAAATCGTCCGACAGGAGGCACTTCCATACACTGAACCCTGACAACCCGAACCATTGGTATTATAAGGAGTACCTGGACCGCTACGACGGCATGTCGAAGGAGGAGAGGAGAGAACTGGGAGGTTATCATTGGTGGCATTATACACCGAAGGACAACCCGTCCCTCACGCCCCAGATGATAAGGGCCATGGAGCTCCAATATCCCAAAGGATCCTACCTCTATGACCGCTATATCCTCGGTCTCAGGTGCATGGCGGAAGGCCTCATCTATCCCCAGGTGACCGATGCCATGTTCAGACCGTTCGAGGACATGAAGGACACCGAGGTCAGGTACTGCGCCATCGACTTCGGGGCCACCCACGCCACCGTCATGCTGTTCGGGGGCATGTTCAAGGGCAACCGTTACGACTGGCGCATCGTGGACGAATACTACGACGAGAACAGCGACAAGACGACGTATGACCATTACTGCGGGTTCCTCGACATGTGCAGGAGACTCGGTACGGACCCCAACAAGATCACGATAGCGATAGATCCCGCGGCCAAGGTACTCCGTCAGGAGTTCCTGAAGCACGGTCTGACGGTCATCAAAGCGAAGAACGACGTCAAGCCCGGGATAGAGTTCACCCGCGACATACTGTACAACGGGACCCTCATCCTATGCGACAGGTGCGTCAAGCTGCGTTCGCAGTTCAGTACCTACTCATGGGATCCGAAGGCCTCGGAGAGAGGGGACGAGAAACCGATCAAGCAGAACGATGATGCCGTCGACGCATTGCGTTACTTCGGATTCACGTTCATAAACCCATTAATCAGAACCAGGAGCATGAAATATGGAAAGAGCACCGATGATACGCATACAAGTGCCTGACGAACAGAACATAGACATAACCGAACCCGTCATCAAGAAGGCGTTCGATATATGGTACTCCTATCAGCCGAGATACAGGAAGCTCAAGGACTACTACCTCGGGGACCAGGAGATCAGCATGAAGAAGGATGGAGCGAAGATAACGACCAACATGTGCCGTTACACCGTCGACTCGATAGTGGGGTACATGGCAGGGAACCCCATCACCTACACCTACGATGAGGAAGGGGAAGGATCCTCCGACGCAGAACAGGTCATCGACCTCCTGAAGAAGCAGAACGGCCCTCAGATGGACAAGGAAGTCCTGACATACATGTCGATATACGGCAGGGCCTTAAGGTTGGTCTATCACGATGATGACGATGCCCTGACGCCTAAGAGCACCGTACTGTCGCCCCTCCAGGCGTTCGTCGTCTACACCGGGACGGTGGAACCAGAGTCGATATTCGGAGCGACCGTCTACGGTCAGCTCAATACCGAGGGGAAGGAGGAGTTCTATCTCACGGTGTACACCACATACGAGGTCCAGTATTGGTATGGGAAGAGCAAGGAAGGGCCCTGGTCCACGTATAAGGAGTCACAGCCCCACAAGTTCGGGCGTGTCCCATTGGTCGAATACAAGAACAGCATGGAGTACATGGGCGACTTCGAGCAGATCATGTCCCTTCAGGACGCATACAACGCACTTATGTCAGACAGACAGGACGATAAGGACAGCTTCGCCAACGCCATGCTCATGCTCCAGGGTGTCGTACTCGGTACGGATCCGGATGAGATCAAGAAGGGCAAGAAGTTCCTGAAGGAGAATCAGATCCTCCAGCTCGATGAGGACGCACACGCGGAATATCTGACCAAGACCATGAATGAGGGTGATGTGCAGACCTACGCCAATGCCCTCATGAACGATATGCACAAGATCGCCAAGGTCCCGAATATGGCGGATGAGAACTTCGCCAACAATGCGTCAGGTGTAGCGATGCTGTACAAACTGTACGGGACCGAGATGCTGGCAGGGGACAAGGCGGTCAACTTCGCCAAGGGGGAGACATATCTCTTCAAGTGCTACGACGCGGGACTCCACAACTCCCTCGGATCCGTCGATTACCAGTCGAGGATAGACTACTCCGTGATGAAGCCCGTCTTCAGGTACAACGTGCCCACGGACATCTCATACGAGGCGCAGTCGTTGGCGACATACGCGGGAACGGGTATCGTGTCGAAGCGCACGCTCATGGAGGTGGCATCGATAGTCCAGGACCCCGACCTCGAGGAGCAGAGGCTGGCCGATGAGTACGACCAGTCCCTTCAGAGGGAGAAGACGATGTACAGGGATGAGTTCATCATCATGAAAGAGGACGAAGAGGACGAGGAAGAATGACACTAGATAAGCTGGACCGTCGGGACGTCATGGCGATGCAGTCGTCCGCGTCCGAAGCCCTTCCAGGTACCGTCAGGACGATGATGAGGGCGATGAGGAGGGCCGAGGTCAGATGTATCAGGACCATGGACGACATCCTCACCGCCTATCAGAAGCATGGCGGGTTCGAGACCAGGACCGAGGCACGTACATGGCTGGAGACGAAGAGCGATCCGAAGACCATCGCAAGGCTCCGCAAGGAGGCGATGTCGATAAAGGATCCCGATGAGAGGAAGTTGTTCCTCAACCGTCTCGACAGTCCGGCATATCGTTACCGTATGAAGAACAGGGAGGCGGTCATACAGTCGGCGAAGATAGCGGTCGCCGATGTCCGCCCTGATATGGCGAAGACCCTGGGGGTATCATGCTCCAAGGTCTACACCGAGTCGGAGCTCAGGACGGCGTACAACGTCCAGAGGACCGCCAACGTGGGCATCGACTTCACGATGGTCGATAGGCATGCCCTGAAGCAGGCGATGGACACCGATTACTCCCAGGTCTCGAAATACGTCGCGGAGAAGTACGGTGACGAACTGGCGGCCAGGATCCAGGCGGGCATCCTATCGGGTGAATCCGTCGACAAGATGGCGAAGGGCATCGAGGAGATCACCGACGGGGAGTTATGGAAGTGCAAGCGTATCGCCCGTACAGAACTGTCCAAGGCGGCGAATAAGGGATCGTTGGACCAGATGGAGAAGTACGGCATCAAGAGGTTCGAGTTCGTATGTACCCTGGACATCGAGAAGACATGCGACGTATGCGGGAACATGGACGGGAGGACCTACGACGTGGCCGATGCCCAACCAGGCATCAACATGCCACCGATGCACCCGAACTGCCGTTGCCATATCGTATCGTACATGACAAACGAGGCGAAGAGGAAGCTCCAGAGGACCTATCGGGATCCGAACACCGGGAAGCCCCAATCGGTACCGAGGGACATGACGTACAGGGAATGGATGAAGCAGTACGCCCCAGAGGAATATGCGAAGAGGTACGAAGGTCTGCAACATGCCGAGAAGATGAGGATAGACATCCCCGTCACGAAGATGGAGGAGGGCGAGCTCGACATCGAGACGGGCTTCATGAAGGGCAAGATAGACGACAGGCATATCAGAGAGATGGAGACGATCCTGAAGGACGCTCCCGAGGATGTCAGAGGAGCATGGAACAAGACATCGGATAGGCTGAAGATCCTGGACGGTAATTTCAAGGGGGACAAGGATGGAGAGGCCTATTTCTCCCCAGGTCTAAACGGGGTCAAATACAACGCCGAGAAGAACTCCGTCGACAGATATGCGCCATGGGACTATTCGAGTGCCCGTATCAAGGAGGGGGAGACCGTCATCTATCCCGCATACGATGTGGCATTCCATGAGTTGGGTCACAATATCGACCGTGTCATAGGGAAGGAGAAGTACGGATATGGCGATGTGTCGGCAATGTACGAATCGTCCACCTACAAACATGTGAATAAGGCGGGCGAGATAGAAGGCCATTCACTGGGATCATTGGTCGAGGAAGAGGTAAACGAACAGATAGATCAGATATGGAAGGAGCTGAAGGATGAGGCTGTCGCCAACGGTCTGAAACGGTCATCGGTCACCAAACAACGCGCATACAATGAATACAAGAGGAGACTCATAGAATCCAATTCACCCGAGGAGATAATGACACTCAGCGATATGGTGGACGGTGCTACCAAAGGCAGGATCCGCATCTATATGGGCCACAATGACAGTTATTGGAGTACCGAGACGGTCGGCAATGAGTCGTTCGCGGAGATGTACAGTGCGACTGTCCGTAATGGTAAAGACCTGAAGGGGATAAAGAAGTACCTCCCGAAGTCGTACAGCCTCTTCAGGGAAATATTGACTAAATACAACGAAGGGAATCTATAACGAGGTATAGCGATGGACATAGGGGTATTATTCGACGAATACGAGAAGCAGTTCGGGAAGAGATTGGTCATCCAATACGGCATGTCGGATGAGAAGATGATCCGCTTCGCCGATGCGATCACCGAGGCCATAAGGGCGGGCGTCCCTCTCGACCTGAAGGAATGGTACGGGGACGGATCCGTCATAATCTGAATTTTAAGAAGGGAAAAAATGGACGGGAGACCTCCCGCCCGAAAGCAAACACTTCCATTACGGTCATAGGTACGCATCCATTTAAAGTTATCACCTTAACTTTTTACGAGTTTATTTAAATTATTAACGACATCGCCTCAATACCTACACATGAGGGTCAAACATGGCAACAGAAGGCGAGACATCGGAACAGGTCACCGGGACGGATCCCATCGAGACATCCGCGGAGCCTAAGACATTCACCTATACCCAAGAGCAGCTCAACACCATCATAGAGACAAGACTGAACCGCGAGCGTGCGAAGCTGGAAAAAGAAAGACACGACGCAGAGGCGGAGCGTGCAGAAGCGGAGAGGATCGCGAAGCTGGAAGGTGAGGAGAGGATAAAGGCCGAATACGAGACCAAACTGAGCAAGGCCACCAAGGAACGCGACGACATAACCAAGCAGTTGCGTCTGACGGAGGCGAGGTCTGAACTGGCTTCAGCAGGACTCGACCAGGCTCTGGCGGAGAGGGTAGTCGGGAAGACGTTCGAGGAGACTCAGGCCAATGTCAACGCGATCAAACAGGCCGTCGAGGCAGAAGCGACCAAGCGCGTGAATGCTCAGGCGGCCAAAGGTAATCCCGGCAATCCGACAGGGTCGAGTAGCGGGAACAACTCGATACTCGATGTAATGATGAGAGGTGCCGGACTCAATAAATCATAAAGAGGATAATATGGCAGCAGGATCATATTCAGCAGCTGACAACGCGGCGAACTCAATCACCGCGATAAAGGAAGCTCTGTCGGCAATTGCGGACAACGTATTCAAGGCAGAGGCCAAGACGAACGTACTGACACCCAACCCCGCACTCGTGCGCGGATTCCAGATGGCCAAGACCGGACAGATCAGCACGATCACGATGGACGGACTCGGTGACTACTCCAAGCAGAAGGGATACCCCAACGGATCCGTTAACCTCAGTTGGGTCGACTACACCCTGACCCATGACAGGTCCAGGATGTTCAACATCGACGCCCTCGACATCATGCAGGAGAAGGGCATGCTCGAGGCATCATACGTCCTCAGCGAGTTCATGAGGCAGAAGGTAATCCCCGAGATCGACGCGGTCAACATCTCAGCGATCGCACAGGCGGTCATCGCCAACCAGGGAACAGTCACGTCCAACGTCGGACATAACATCGAGTACAACTACACCCCAGCCGTGGGAACCTTCCTCAGCAAGATCGTGGGCGCACTCAACACCGTTAAGAACGAGACAGGTGTCGAGACAGGATACACCATCTTCATCAACGCGGCATACAGGAACATCCTCGAGAACTCGACCGAGGTCACGAAGATGAAGAACGTCGCAGCACTCAGCGGTGTCGATGTCGGTATCCCCAAGATCAACGGTGAGTCCGTTGTATACGTCCCCGACACGAGGATGTACACGAAGCTCGACCTGAACGACGGAGTCACCAACGGTCAGACCGACGGAGGATACGCCAAGGCGGCCACCGGAGGAAAGGACATCGCGGCCCTCATCGTAGCGAAGGACTGCGCACAGGCCATTAACGCCTATCAGGCGACGAAGGTCATACCCGCATCCGAGAACCAGTCGTCGGATGGAACGATCATCGCATTCCGTGCATACTTCGACTGTATCGTCCCCAACAACAAGAGGGACGGATGCTACGCCATAGTCGTCGACTCCAGCGCATAAACATGTTATCGGAGGGGCATGGGATCCGTCCCGTGTCCCTCATACCGATTTTAGACAGAACCTTTATTTTTAATAGTGACACCTTTATTCACTAATCATGTCGGAAAGTGACGACCTACGCCGTACAGCGCTTATCAGAATGAGACCCCAGACCAACGGGATGAAGGACGACCATCTCATCGGGATCCTCCGCATGGCCTCGTGCTTCTACGAGGAGTATACGAGGACGGAGGACACGGGTGAGGATATAGATGCCCTTATCGTCGACATAGCGACAGTGGACATCAACATGGCCGGAGCAGAGGGTTCAACGTCTGCCTCAGAGGGTGGGATCGCCCGCACATGGTCGAGGTTGCCTGAGGATGTGAGGATACGTCTGAAGGCCAGGCGCAGGATGGTAGGGCTGAGTTCATGATCCCGTTGCAGTCTCACAGCTCAAAGTACACATGGCTCAAACGCACGCTACCGACATCGAGCGACACCCGTGGAGTGGCTAAGGCGACGTATGCGGACAGGGGATCCATATTCGTCACGACATACGTCGAGACCAGCAACGAGGTCCAGCGTCTCTACGGGATCACCGACGGCACTCTCTGGAGCGGATTCATCGGGGAGAGGGTTGGAGTGTCCGTCGGTGACAGACTCAGGCAGAAGGGCAGGACGTTCGAGATCCTATCCGTGTACCCTCATACGGCCACGGGCAGGACGCTGACCATGAAGGAGATAAAATGAGCGATTCGGTGGAGATCACAGGCATGGAAGAGCTCATCAAGGTCCTGGAGACCATCCCCGGGACGATGGAGCAGGCCCTGACGGTCGCATGCGGCAGGGTCGGCATGATGGTCGCAGAGGAGGCCCAGGGCATCGTTAACAACCGCACGGGAAGGTTATCGATGAGTTTTACCTCCAGCGACCCTATCGTCGAGGATGGGACCGTATCCGTCGCAGTGGGGACCAATGTGGAGTACGCACTGTATGTCGAGTTCGGTACGGGATGGAGGGGACAGCAGGATCCGTACAACGCGCAGTATCCCGTCGAGGGTCTGTCGTTCACTTCTAAGGAGCATTGGGGACGTTGGCAGGACGACAAGGGCGAGTGGCACGTGGGAGGCCCGATGCCCGCACAGGCCCCTCTAAGAAGGGCATTGGACTCGAAAAGCGTCATCGTCGAGGACATCGTGAGGCAGGCGGTGGAGGAGAGATTATGATAACGAACATGGACCAACTGATAACACTGACGAAGACCGTATCGGGACTGACCGATGTATACAGGGGGTACCCCGAGGCACAGCCCGAGGCACCCTTCGCGATCATCTCGACCGTATCGAACAACGATGTCCTGAACATCGATGCCGAGGAGATAGTATCCACCGCCACCTATCAGGTGGACATCTACGCCGAGGATCCCGCCACCGCCGAGGATTATGCCGCGTCGGTGGATAGTGTTTTTAAGCAGTACGGTATTATCAGAAGTGGCTATTTTGACGGCTTCGAACCGTCGAACGGTCTGCGTCGTGTCACAATCAGCTTCCGCGTTACACTAGACAAGCGCGGAAATACCTACTGAGGTAAGAAAATGACAACCGACGCAGTAACCTCTCAGGGGGCCAAGATGTACGTCGACACATCAACGACGTCGACACCATCATGGGTCCAGATCAAGGAATTGAAATCATACCCGGACGTGGGAGAAGGGGACCTCACCAGGCTCGATGCCACACACCTGGAATCGACGGTCAAGGAGTACATCAAGGACATACCTGACATGCCTGACCTGACGTTCACCTTCAACGCCATGCCCGAGAGCGCGGCCAACTCGAACCTCCTCCTCCTGAGGAGCACGCTCGACACGGACACGTCGTACACCTGGAAGCTCGAACTCCCCAAGCTGGGGATAACGATGACGATCCTGGCGGACTGGACATGGAGCATAACCAACGGAGGGGTCTCCCAGATACCCGAGATAAGCCTCCAGCTGGCAGGACGCTCCGCGATGACAATCAGCGCATACAGCGCACCATCACAGAGTCCGTGAGGCGATTGAATGAGGATCGAGAAGAACGGACAGGCATTCGAGTTCTCCTTCGATGTCGTCAAGGCGATAGAGCTGGAGAAGCAGGGGTTCAACGTGTTCAAGGAGATCCGTCACCTGACCGATGACGGCGGTATATCGTTCGTGGCGGTGGACAAGGTCTGCTCCGCGATCCTCGGCATGTCACTCCCCGAGCTGGCGAACTACGGATTCAGGTTCGACGACCTGCTCGGCGACGATGGTCTGATTATGAAGGTAATCTTCGAGTCGGATTTTTTCTCGGCCATGAGACATGGTCCTACATCACAGGACAGTATGGCGGGGGAAGCATCGATAGACGTGTGAGGATCCTCGGTCTCTCGATAGGTCTCGACGGAGATCCCCGGGACGTCATCGATGCCCTGAAGGTCAGGCACCTGAGGGACATCGATGACAAAAGGACGGATGCCATGACCCTCGTGGGCATGCTCCATCTGGCCTCCGACGGCGGTGATCCGTTGGATGCGATGTCCCATCTATACAGCAGGACGGACATCGCCAGGATCAAGGTCCAGAGGGCCGAGAACGAGGAGAGGCGTAAGCAGGAACAACTGTACCGCGTACTTCAGATGTACGCCATGAGCAAGGGGTTGGGTATCGATGACAGAAGGAGCAACGATAGGCGGTCTTAATGTCGTCATCAGGATGATGACCGACGGCTTCAATAAGGCCGTGTCGCAGGTGGAGGAGTCACTGAAGAGGATCAACGATTCGGCCGATGAGGTGTCCGAATCGATGGAGGAGATGGCCGACAGTCTCGATACATCGGGCATCAACGACGCCCTCGATGAGATGACCGACTCGGTCGAGGAGTTCGAGGATGAGGTAGAGGAGGCCACCGATGACCTGAGGGAGATGGGAGAGATGGGCGAGAGTATCGGGAACGGTATCGGTACCGCATTGGGCCGTCTGAATCCCAAGTTCGGCAAGCTCAGACAGTCTATCGGACAGGTCGTCAAGGCATTCGGGGAGATGGGGACGAAGTCCAAACTGGCCACCGTTGCCATGGCTGGGGCCATAGCGACGATAGCGGTCGGGTTCATCTATCAGATCGGAAAGAAGATGTACGACAAGATGGGGGAACTGGTCGCACTGGCCAATCCTACCCAGTACGCCAAGTCCACCGAACGCCTCAACGCATCCCTCGATAAGCTGAAGACATCCCTGGGGACCGTACTGGCTCCTCTCTTCAACGGTCTGACGATTATGATCGAGAAGGCGATAGACGCCTTCACATGGTGGTCCGAGAACGTACTGGCCCCAGTGTACGGCTTCCTGACCGGACTGTTCGGTGCCATCGGTGACATCGAGGGCATGACTGGGGTCACGTCCGAGGTCGCCGATTCGACGACTACATTGGCGGAGAACATGGAGGGCGTGGCCGATGCCGTGGAGGACACCGGGAGGGGTCTGGCAGGCTTCGACATGCTCAACACCCAATCATCCACCCAGGGCATGATCGACTCGATGGACGGCATGGTGGACGCTCAGGAGGCGTTACAGGACACCGCCACCCTGAATACGGAGCAGTTCGAGAAGGTCAGGAAGGCCATGCTCGACGCTGCCAAGACAGGGAAGGAACTGTCAGACACCATCGGGCATATATTCGGGGGCGTGAAGGGATTCTTCGATTCCATATCGATGGGCATCAACGGGATCCTGACCGACACGGGTATCGCCGATTGGTGGAACGGCCTGGGAGATACCGTCAAGGGTGTCGTCAACGACATATCGACATGGTGGAACGGACTCGGGGACACGTTCGGCGGGTTCTTCGGCAAGATCAATGAACTGTCCCAGGGGGTCCAGTCGTTCTGGAACGGTATGGGGTCCAATCTCGAAGACTTCGGAGACTCCGTCGTCAAGGGTATAAAGGACCTATTCGGGAAGATCAAGGGCTTCGCCGACGACATCGGGAAGCTGTTCTCGGGCATATCCCTGACAGGTGTCGGTGACTCCCTCCTGAAGGGATTCGAGGGTGCCATACAGGGCATAAAGGACGTATGGAACTCGACCATCGGAGGGGTCGGTATCAGTATCGACAACCCGCTCGGAGGGAAGCTCATCGACTTCACCATCCCCAAACTGGCCCAGGGCGGAGTAGTGGATCCCAACAATCCCATGCTGGCGATGATCGGGGACAACAAGAAGGAGAAGGAGGCGGTCGCTCCCCTCAGTTCACTCCAGACCATGATAGACAGCGCGGTCCAGAAGAGCATGAGCAATGCGGGTGCATACGGCAATAAGGGTTCGATGCAGGACATAACGCTGGCGATAGACGGCAGGGAACTGGCCAGGGTCACATACGACTACATGAGGTCGGAATCACGCCGTAGGGGCGCTACGATAGCAAGAGGTGTATAAGATGAGTAATGGGTCGGGTACGGCACAGCATTCGCTCCTGACGTGCAATTCCGTCGTCCTGACGATGCCGTCGTCATACAGTACGGTGTCTCAGGAGATCAACAGCGAAGGGACCGAGAGGAACGTGCAGGGGACCCTCATCAAGGAGAGGGTGACGACGAAGATGCAGATCACCGTGGCATGGCAACTGGTCACGAAGGCCGAGAAGGACGACATCGTGTCATCGACATCGGCCAACGAGTTCCAGGTGTCCTACTACGACTGTCAGACCGATACGAGGAAGGTGGGATACTTCTATCGGGGGAACGACTTCGCATGCTCCCCGTTGGTCAACTACACCGAGGCGAACGGCTTCAGGTACTACTCCGTATCGATGACGCTGATAGAGGTGTGAACATGGGTACATCGCTGGCCAGAGATAGGACCATCACGATGTACGCCATGGTCGGTACGGACATAGATCCGACCGCCGCGGACGACCTGACGATAACAGGGAACTTCCTCGGTCTGTCCAATCTGGCCCAGGCCACGGACGCGATATACGAGATAGATCCGATGGCGGTCTTCGAGGGGGATGGGTTCGATATAAACGGCGGGTGTATCGTCCCTCCCCTGACGGTCAGGACGGAGACGTCGTTCGGCGAGACCAATTATTCGGTATGGTCCTCGGCCATAAGCGACGGGTCCGGGAACCTCTCCACGGCGGTAGACCTGACGTTCGACGGCAACGAGCATCACAGCGCCATAACGTTCTACTTCGGAGATTGTTATCCGGTCAACATGACGGTCGGATGGTATCTGAACGGTTCGGTCGTCAAGACCGTATCGATAACGGGGAACTCATCCCCGAACATATCACCGATGGAGAACGGTGTCCCGGTCGCACTGACATACGACAGGATCGTGCTCAACGTCGTGAAGGTATCGCAGGCGAACATGCACCTGAAGCTCATCGAGATAGAGTTCGGATCCTCGTACACGATAGGGTCCGACTACATCACTGGGAGCACGAAGCTCATCTACTCCCATGATCCGATGGGACTGACCCAATCACCGAACGAGCTGGACCTGACCTATTCCAACATAGGCGGGACGTTCGATGAGGACAACCCCAACCAGTTATACAGCCATTTCAACTTGAAGAACACGATAGACCTCATCTTCGAGGTGACTACCCAGGGCAGGAGGTACACCTACCTGATGGGGAAGTTCTTCATATCCGACAGGTACGTCTCGGGTAACAGGTTCTGCGTCACGGCTCTGGACTGCCGCAGTTTGCTCCAGAACGTCTATCCTATGGTCACGTTCGACATATCGACATCGATAGGCGAGAAGATCAGGACGATCCTGGAGAGCATAGACATGCACCTCTACGACATCGATGAGGGTCTGTTCGACATCTACCCCGATACCGCCGTATCGTTCGACGGGAGGACCGATATGCTGACGATCATACAGTACGCCGTGCAGTACGCAGCGATGGACATGTGGGTCCCGATGAACGGTTATCTGCACATCGGGACAGGGTCCTCAACATCATACGGTTCGGTCTCCAATGACGATATGTACTCCTTCCCCTCGGTGGAATCATTGACCGCCGACAACGTCGTCCAGGTCACATACGGGGGTATGGTGTACGAGGAGGACCGCAGCAACGGGGATCCGCGTGTCGTCGTAGCGGTGGACAACCCGTTCATAACGACTCAACTGAAAGCACAGACGGTGGCGGAAAGGATCGCCGACGGGTTCGTGGTATCATCGAAGAGGACCAAGTGGCGCGGTGACCTGGAACTCAACGCAGGCGACACCGTTCAGATGGAGACGAGGTTCACGAGCGAGAGCATCCCGACGATGACGGTGACCGAGCTCCAGTTCGAATATTCCGGTTCGGTCAAGTGCGATATGACCGCAGTATCCCTCAGGACGGTGAGCTGATGGCAACGACGACCTTCACGGTAACATCGGACAACTACAACAAGACCAACACGGTCACGATAGCGACGGGGGACACGATCAGGATAACGGTCACCTCGGGCTCGGTATCGCAGGGTACGAGGTACTACGGAGCGATAGGATCCACGAGGAACGGGAAGCCGACAGGGGCACCCGACGGGGGAAGCTGGTCCGTACGGGCGACCCATTTGAATAACTCGATATACTCGGGTTCGGTCAATATCAACTCGACGGGAACGTACACCATATCCCTCGGTGGGATAGTCAGCGATCAGTCGACGGCGTTCGGAGGTAGTCTGAAGGTCACGGTCAAGGCACCCGTCACATACTACTCCAATCTTTATTACAACGCGAACGGGGGGTCCGGAGGACCGTCCGACAATACGACATCTACCTCGGCGGTGTCCCAGCCCGATCCGCGTTCGGTCACGATACCGAGGACGACGGTGCCGACAAGGTCGGGATACACGTTCGCAGGATGGGCCACTACATCCGATGCGACCTCGGTCGGGTATCAGCCAGGAGGGACCATAAGCGTCCCTTACAGTACGTCATCCGCAGGCATAACGCTCTATGCGGTCTGGAAGAGGACGTACTACTCCAATCTGTACTACAACGCGAACACGGGCACGGGAGCCCCTTCTAACGACACGTACAGCGCCGAGGGCATAGGCGGTGCACCATCGAACAGACAGGTCACCATCTCCCCGACGGTACCGACGAAGGCCAATCATCGGTTCGTAGGATGGAGCACGGACCAGTCGGCGACATCGGCATCATACCAGCCCAACGGCACCATATATGTCCCGTACACCGAGAGCAACGTCGCATCCGTCACCCTATATGCGGTATGGATCCGTCAGTACACCGTGACCTACGACGGCAACGGTGTCGCATCCCCAGCCTCCCAGACCGTCGACGCGGGTCAGTCGGTCACCCTACCGTCGGTATCGTGGAATTACCATACATTCAACGGATGGTACAACGGGGCGACAAGGGTCGGTGGAGCAGGATCCTCCTACGCCCCGACGAGCGACATCACCCTGACGGCATCATGGACCATCTACTCGTACACGGTCACCCTGAACGTATCCCCGTCGGGATACGGAACGACGACGGGCTCGGGTACATACGACCATGGATCCGTCGCGACACTGACGGCGGTACCGAACACCGGATTCAGGTTCACCTATTGGGACGACGGGAACACATCGGCATCGAGGACCGTGGAGGTGACGGGATCCTTCACAAGGACCGCGTTCTTCGCCATGAACTCGTACAGGGTCGTATTCCACGCCAACGGGGGACAGGGGACGATGTCCGACGAATCGTACACCTACACCGAGAGCAAGGCCCTGACGGCCAACGCCTTCACGTGGTACGATCATACATTCCTCGGTTGGGCGACATCGGCATCGGGGTCCAAGGTCTACGATGACGGTCAGATTGTATCGGCACTGTCGAGCACCGACAACGATGTCATCGACCTATACGCCGTATGGTCCTACATCGGACCGAACGTCCCTCCCTCGATTCAGTTCAAGAAGTGGGACGGATCCGCAGGGGAGAGGGTACGCTATACCGACATGGCGAGGATAGAGAATGCCCTGAACACCCTGCTGACCGCATGGTCATGGACGAACGTATCATACAATACGACACCGTCACAGGCGGGTATGTTCGACTACCGCGATGCCAACATCATAGAGGGCAAGACGGCCGAGCTCATGACCGCCAGGGGATTATCGGGATCATCGTTCACGGGCTGGACACCTGGGTACGTCATCACCTACCGCGACATGGAACGCATCGAGGCCAATCTGTACGCCGTGTACGCGAACTTCGGAGGTACCACGCCGAGGATAGACGCATGAGTTAAACTCCTTCCTTTATTTTTTATAGTGTCACCTTTATTCTGTTATCATGACAGTCTCATCCGTCAAGGCCACGATCAACGGCGTGGAGTACACGTTGACATACAACTCCACCTCGGGGAAGTACGAGGCAACGATCACAGCACCGACTCAGACGTCGGGAATGAACAACGCGGGAGTAGGTCCCGGTGTAGGATCCGCAGCGTCGGGCAAGGGATATTATCCCGTGTCAGTAGTCGCTACGGACCTGGCAGGCAATTCTACGACAGTAGACGATACACATGCGACGCTCGGTTCATCATGCCAGCTCAAGGTCAAGGAGACGACGGCACCGTCGGCATCGGTCACATATCCGACCGCAGGCGCCTATGTCGATTCGGCGAGACCGACCTTCACCTTCTCGGTATCCGATTCGGGTTCAGGTGTCAAGCCCGACACGTGCATGCTGTCCATCGATTCAGGTACGGCGATCCCGATCACTCTCAGCGGTTCAGGTTCATCCTATTCGGGATCCTATCAGCCGTCCACCGCACTGAACGACGGTCAGCACTCCGTTAAGGTCTATGCCTATGATTACGACGGCAACAAGAGCAACGAGGCGACCGTCCAATTCTACATCGATACAGCTCCTCCTGAGCTCAACGTCACGTCACCCATCCAGAACAACTGGTATAACAACGCGTCCATCAACGTAGTGGGTACGACATCGGATGCCAACGGGGTCACCGCGGTGATAACGCTCAATGGTGTGGATCAAGGGGCCGTCACCATCACGAGCGGATCGTTCAGCAAGGCGATTACACTGGCCGAAGGAGAGAACACCATAATCGTCACGGTCACGGACGGATCCGGGAAGACCTCATCGGTCACAAGGGTTTGCCACCTCGATACTGTTGCGCCTGTAATCAGTGCAATAAGCATTCAACCCAATCCGTCGGACGTCGGTGAGAGTTATCTCATATCGGTGACGGTGACGGACAGCTGAGGGGATTCAGATGGTCCTCGACTCATTGGTCTTCGAGATCAACTCCGAGATATATCCCGGGACGCAGGTCGATGAGGACACGTGGACCATCGTTCCCCGTGTGGAGCATGACGGATATTACGCAGTGGCGGTATGGGCCACGGACATCGCTGGGAACGTGTCATTCCGTACCGCCCTGCTATGGGTCTACAACGGCAAGGCCGCATGTATCCGCTTCATCGATGAGGATTATAACATATCATACGTGAAGAAGGACGGGTTCGCCCTCAGATACATACCCGGAGGGTATTCCTGCCGTTACGTATGCCCAGCAAGATGCGAGGCACCAACATGATCCCGTTCATATTAGGAGAGAGCAAGACACTGGACTTCGAGGTAACCAACGACGCCGAGGAAGTATTCACCATACGCTCGGCGACGTTCGTGATAACGAAGGATGAGACGATAGTAGAGCGCGGGAATCTGACGGTCACGGATCATAATCTGTCCATGGCCTTCACCCCTAGCGAACCAGGGACGTACAAACTGTCGATAGAGTACGTCATCGGTCCGACGGTCAAGAAGGCGTACTTCTACATCGGCGTGAGAGCATGACGACGACGGCCCTGAGCATCACATCGGTATCGCTGAACCCCAACCCCGTAGGGACGGAGAGGACCTTCATCCTGGCCGTCGGAGTCGAGGAACTGTTCGGTACATGGGACAAGGTGGACGATTACACCTGGACCTTCATCTCGGGGTATGTATGGAACGACATCGCAGGAAGTGGATGACATGGCGACATATACGACCAATCTTAATCTTAAGAAGCCCGCAGGATCCGACACTGCGAGCATTACTGACATCAATAACAATATGGATACATTAGACACAGTGGTAGCTGGTAAACAGGCGACGCTGGTATCTGGAACGAATATCAAAACAGTCAATAACAATTCCCTTCTCGGTTCCGGTAATCTGACAATCGGTGGCGGTGGTTGGAAGGTCGCAACTGACAGCTTGAAGAATTATATCTCACAATCAACTTATGAGAATGTCAAATATACATTCACAGTGTACAAGGACCTCAGAATTGAGATTTTTGTCACAAATAATTCCAATTCTATAACGGGAACATCATATTATTCATCCTGTGGTTATATCGGAAAAGGAACATACTCCACTCCATATTCAACTGTATTGTTTGGGCTTGGCGGAATTAATTACATTTCATCATCGGCAACAGGACGTACCCCATGTGTCAATGTCAATATGTCAAGTAGTGGTAGAAATCTAACCATCAGTGCCATGCTTTCTAGTGGTGGACTCTCGACTCTTTACTCATACAATAACTCCAACCAAAGCGAGACTATCGGTCCGCAAATAACTTCTGATGTTATTGATATTAGTATTAGTGGTACTGGTAATCCAAAGTATGCATACCGTCTGAGTTATTGGGAGTAAAACCTATTACGACGATCCCGGGAATCAATACTGCACGCTGTCCGTAGGCACCGACCGGGACCGTCACCCATATCAGTACCCTTTTTCTTCCTTCCTTCTGCGAAGGAACTCCTCCTTCTCCTTATTCGTCGGTCTTCCCCTTCCACGATCAGAATAGCGATAAGGGTTCAGGCGCCTCTGACACCTGGTGATATGCTTACCGACGAATTGCTCCGTACAGCCCGAGAAGGAACGATTGCAGAAAGGACAGGAGGATAACATATCAGTCTGTTATATGGTCACGTCCTCCTATATGACTATAATCACGATTTTTCACTTCATATAATCCAACGATAGGAGCATGCCGATAAGGCAGGAGTTCGGACATGGCAGACGAAGAGACCATGATGGATATGTCTTCCTATCAGAAGTGGGAGCATGGTATGATCGAAGATATATCCCACGACACGGACGCATTGATAAAGATGTTAGGAGGGAAAGAATTGGGCGATTCATACGACTCAGGACTTTTAGCAGGTATGTTACAGAACAGAGGCATCGACCCAGGTGTACTGGCGATGCTCCAGAACGATTCGGGATTCGGAGGGAACGGGATGCTGTTCCTTCTGTTCCTGGTCATCCTCATGGGCGGAGGCGTCGGAGGATGGGGCAACGGGAACGGCGTTGATCGTACAGTTATCAACGAGGGCAACTTCAACCAGCTCATGACCGCCGTCAGTCAGACAGGGCAGAACCAGACCGCAGCGATCCAGGCGCTGGCCAACAACCTGAACGTCGACACGGCCCAGATCACTTCCGCACTGGCAGCGATGGACAAGCAGATAGCCGTCTCCAACGGGGACATCAAGTCGGCGATACAGTCATGTTGCTGTAACATCAGGACCGAGATCCAGGCGACATCCGCAGCGACACAGTTGGCACTCGAGAGGGGATTCAACGGTATGCAGAACCAGGCCTCTCAGATAGCATACGCCCAGAACCAGCAGGCCAACCAGAACACCCAGGCCATACTCGGAGCGCTGAACGCTCAGACCGCCATGATACAATCGGAGTTCTGTACCATACGCAACCGTGAGGATGCGAAGACGATCCAGGACCTGAGGGACAAACTTGCGGAGCAGAGGGACAGCTCCAATCTTCAGCTCATACTGGCCGCAATTCAGAACAAGGACACCATCGCCACCACCATCCAGGGGACGCTCGACACAACCGCGGGGACCTGGTCCGGGACGGGTACGGGATCCCTATCCTGAAGCGGTCGATGAGGACAGCATATCACTCCCGACGGAGGACGGGGGATGGGAGGACTGGATACCCTACCCATGAGGCCCCACGGGGCCATCCTCCACCATTCAGGTGATGAAATGGCATACGACAACATCCTCAAAGCGGTCAAGCCCGGAGAGGGCCTGACGGTACAACAGCAATCAGATAATTACAAAGCGTTCGGCGAGATGATGAAGGACGGGGTGTACATACCCGACCTGCTCAGGAAGATCAACGACATGGAGAGGCGGATAGAAGCGCTCGACAAGCCCAGGGAATCGGTCATCGATGCCGAACTGTTCTCGGTGATGGAGAACTCGGTGAAGGAGGATCCGACGGTCATCGAGGCGAAGGCATCGCTTCAATCGGCGAAGACCAGGATCATATCAGAGTTATGTATGCGGGACGAACAATACCGCCAATTATTCGAGGACTACCGCAGGAAGGTCAATGCGGCGTATATCTCGAAGAAGGAGGTCATCCGTCCGGTCACGAAGGCTAATAACTGACGATCCCGATGCCATCCCCATGGGCAAGAAGTACACCGTGGAGGAACTGACCGAGGAATCGAGACAGGCGAACCTCCGCAGTCTGGACCAGATGAGGAGATACGGGATTAAGAAGTACGAGTTCGTCTGCACCCTATCGAGGGAGACCTGCCCCGAGTGTGGATCCTACGACGGTCAGGAGTTCGACGTCGACGATCCGAAGGTCCTCCCGCCCCTTCATGCGGGTTGCCGTTGCCATATCGTATCGTACATGACGAAGACGGCACAGGACCAACTCGAACGTGCCTATCGGGATCCTGAGACAGGGAAACCAGGGTACGTCAGGAGGTCCATGAAATACACCGAGTGGGCGGGCATCTTCCTGAAGGATTAAGATTATCAATCCGTCCGACGATACACATACAGTGTCGAGACCGAAGGGACCGCTCATCCCCGAGGTCGTATTCTCTTCAGACCGAAGGACACGGTACTACTGAGAGGTGTAGCGATGGTCAACGGTCCCATTATCGCAACTAAAGGCCTATTACGTATGAGCATGGCCTATTCGTATCTGACAACGGTCACCGCCGGACTGTCGCTCATCGCCTCAGGTCAAAGAGGCAAGGATATGTTAATCAATGTTGATTATGTACTGCTATGGGTGATCGCCTCCGCGGTCATCGGTGGCGGTCTGCTCATCGGGTTCAGGTACTTCTCCCTCTACCAGAACGCGAAGAAGGCAAAGCTCAAGAGGGGAGAGGCAGCGATCGAGTGGGACAACCGTTCCACTGTCGCCGCATTCGTGGACGTCGTTCTGGGTGCGGTCGCGGTGTTCTGTATCTACGAGGTCATAGACTGGCTGTACGTCGGTGAACCGTTCACCAACGTCCCGGTGTTCTGCTTCGCATTCGCCGTGCTCGGCGCAGGCGCAGCCTACCTCATGGACGCATGGTTCCCGCAGGCATGGCTCAACGGTACACTGGACCAGCTCTATATCGCAGGACAGGAGAAGGCCCTGGAGATCGCTAGATCCGAAGAGGCAAGGCAGAAGCTCCTCGATGCACTCGAGGCGAAGGCCAAGGCCCTCGGCGTTGTGGACGGTGACAAGATCGCCGCCTTCTGTAAAATTGCTAAGGGTGGTGATGCATCTGATTTATCCTATCTATCTAAGATTGCGGAGATAGTGAAGAACAACGACGTCAAGGCCCTCGAGGTCTTTTACCCTGAGGAGTGAGATCATCGTGCAGGTCATCGAACTGCCCAGGACGATCCTGGTCCAGGTGACCGTCGACGATATGGGCTTCGGAGTGGATCCCGACGGTAATTATTACCGCGTCGAGAACGGCCAGCTGAACCCCGTCGACGTCAGGACGGTCGCGATGGAGTACCTCCAGAAGGAGATGCGCATCCCCGACCAGTTCGTCGGTGCCCGCGACATGATCCGGAGACTCCTCGACTGAAACCCTTTACCCCTCACGGGGATCGCCTATCCGTTTTTTATTGCAGTAGCTGGATGATATATCGGAGAATACCGAAATGAGCAAAGGCGTGAAGATAGCCATCGCCGTCATCCTCATCGTCGTCGTCATCGGGGCGGTCATCATGATCGCCGCAGGGCACGAGGTAGTAAGGGACCATGGCGAACTGAATGCGAAGGTAGAGCTGACCGACACCATCCCCGTGGACCTTCCCGGCAATAAACCCGCAGAGGGCTATACGTACTGCTGGGCCACGGTCACGATCAAGAACAACGATTACAAGAGCGGATTCAGCAACAACTACTTTTATCTGAAGTGTAAGGTCGATGGGAAGACATACACCTGCGACACGTGGAACACCTCATCGATGAAGACATCGACGGCATACACGTTGGTGACGTTGGACGAAGGTGCATCCGGTACGTGGGATTACATCTTCCAGATACCCGAGGGCAGTGATCCCGCAGGTGTCGAGATCCTATACGACGGACCCGTGAACCTCACGTGCAAGACTGCGGTCAAAGCATGAACCCGAGGGCATAACGCCCTCATTTTTTCTTATTTTTTTCCAGGATCCATCTAGACATATCGCGGTATTTAATCGGACGGATAATTATTTCATCAATATCATTATATATGTATAATATATCATATTATGTAGACAGGGGCATAAGACCCCTGGAAGGAAGTGAAGAAATGACAACATACAGAGTGGTTGTGAACGGAACACCTATCTACACAGGAACGGAGAAGGATTGCAGCAGGATCGCACTCGGACTGGAGACGGTCGGTGCGGTGTACGTGGGATGCGAGGGAGAGAGGAAGAAGTCGGTCTTCTACGACTTCATCATGAGGATGGCGGTCGAGAGGACCTATCCCATCAACGGAGGGCTCCTCCCCATCGACGCGGAGGTGGCCTGATGGTAACGATGACAGACATCAAGAAGGAGATGGCAGAGATGCAGAGGACCTATGAGAAATCGGAGGACTTCAGCCCCTCCTTCCCCTCCCTCGACTTCATCGTGGAGGCATACGAGGGTGACGGAGGAATGGCGAAGTTCATCCGCGACAGGGCAGACAACTGGTACATCGAGACAGACCTCTACACCGATGACAGGCGCGGAATCATCACCCTCCGCAGGTATGCGAACGTAGACGAGGTGGCCTGAATGGACCACATCATCATCGGCAGGACCTACACCGTCCCCACGCAGGACGGACGCATCAGGGCGACCCTCGGAGGCATCCACCTCCACGGGGAACCGCGCGAGGCGGTCCCCTGCTCCATCTGCGGACAGCTCTGCAAGAACTACCTATCGTTCACGGAGGAGGCCGAGGGCTACGAGGTCGTGGTCGGCACATCATGCGTCAAGCTCGTCAACGTATGGACGGAGGTGGCCTGAATGTCCACCCGCTGCAATATCAAGGTCATAGTGGACGGGGAGACCATCTGCTGGCTCTACCACCACCACGACGGCTACCCGGAGGGCGTGGGGGCCAACCTCGCGGAGTTCCTCCACAAGTGCAACGACAAGAGGGAGTACGTGCCCATGTTCTTCAACTACGTCATCAACGATATGATAAAGGGCAAGGTCACATGGGTGGACGGCACACCCGACGACGAGTACGAGTGGACGGGCGGTCAGCACGGCGACATCGAATACCTCTACACCATCGAGTATGCAGGAAGGACCGTCACGCTCAACGTCGAAGGAATCTACCGCACGGAGGACAATGCGGAATTATACCGCTACGAGGGCAAGACCGCGCCGTGGGAGGTGGAGCAATGACCAGGCTGACCCGTGAACTCCTGACCATCGTCCAGATGGACGGATCCCTCCGTCACTTCGACATCCGCAACAACGGTACGTACTACGAGTACGTCCAGGAGGGGGACATCTTCAGACTCATCGGTGAGCTGAAGGATCCGGAGGCCAAGAAGGGTACCTACGGGTACCTTCAGTGGAGGAGCGTGATAGAGTGAGCAGACTCAACGCCAGGATCCTCTACTGGGATATGGTCCGCATGGACGACTACTCCCAACGCGAGTACGAGATGTACGTCGCGATCAGGAACGCCGTCAGGAGGGGGTACCGATGAACTGCGCCGAGTGCCGTTACTACAATGGGGAACCTGAGGATCCCGAGGATTGGTGCCAGCATCCCGCCCACTTCAAGGCGATACTGGAGGGGGAGAAGTGGGGCGAACCCGAACTCGATGAGAACCAGGATGTGGACTGCGTCTACTGGGAACCCGAGGACTACGACAACTGTCCCACGGCCGAGCTCATCAAGGCAGCATGGTCGAGGGATCCCAAGAAGATGAGTGACCTGAACGCCGTCTACGATGAGGGGAGGATGTCCGAGGCGCAGTACATGAAGGAGGTCCGCAGGATCGTCAAGGGAGGGACCTCGATGGCCGACGTGATGACTGACCTTATTACCGTCGGATGCAATGACATGACGGTGATACCGATGGATGACGAAGAGGTCATCGTCGTCAGGGGAAGGAAGATCATGGCCCAGGGGACCAGTCTGGTCGTCGCCATCACTTCGGAGGCACGTGAATTGGGCCTCGGGAGGGGTGATGAGGTCGACATAATGATCCGCAGGAAGAAGGCTCCCGAGTGGGGTGAATGGAATAAACGCGAATGAACAAACCGAGGACGGCGGGATGGGGCCGTCCTCCTCTCTTTTCAAAGAGGTATCACCATGAAGACCATCGTCATTTTAGGAAGTCCCGGGAAGGGCCTAGACCTTCCCGGGTGTCGCAGAACGCCATACACATCTGGACAGATGACGGCGCAAAAGATTGGGAAACCGAATGCGCCATCATATAGTATTATACAGGGTCCGATAAATATAGAGTCGGTTCGTGTCTGTCTGTCTGTCTCGTGTCTATCTCGTGGGGTGGGAGCATGAACGACGCCGAAAGGAAGCTCGAGGAGTTCCTATCCTGGACCGAGAGAAGGGGCAGGAAGCACAAGACGATAACGACCTATCGGTCAGCGATCCAGAACATGATACGCTTCTGGAACGACAACGGTATGGAATCGGATCCCGAGAGGATAGGGGAATACGAGATAAGGTTCCTGGTCAACAATTACCTGGCGAGCGAGAACACGATCCGCCATTACATCAAATGCCTCGGGGTATGGTTATCATACTGTCATAACACCGCATTGGATGAGATCGGTCTCTTATGGAACGAGAACGGATGTCCGAATGCCTTATGGATAGATGAGTACGAGTTCCAAAGGATGTTATCGGTGGCGAAGGATCCGACCGAGAGGATCGTTCTGATCCTGGGGGCGAGATGCGGTCTGAGATGCTCGGAAATATCGGGACTCAATAAGAACGACTTCAACGGCAAGGACCTCATCGTCAGAGGCAAGGGACACGGCAAGGGGAAGGTAAGGATCCTTCCCCTGAGCAGAGCGGTCGTCAACGAGATCACGATGTACAATAGGTGGAGGGAGCTTCAGTACGACGGCAGGATAGTCGACGATACCGAGGCGATGATCGTCGTCAACGCATGGAACGACACTCACGTCAGGAGACTGACTCCGGATCATACGTATAAGTACGTCAAAAGGGTCGCAGATAGGGCAGGGGTGGCATGTTCGACCCATTCATTAAGAAGATTGTTCGCAACGACATTGCTGACAAAAGGGACGGATTTAACGGTGTTGAAGGTTCTTCTGGGCCATTCCAACATACAGACGACGGCGAAATATATACAGACCGACATGATGAAGATGCAGAGGGCGATGGAACTGCTAGATGTCTTTTAATACTTCCACGGGGATAGGGGTAACAGGGAAACCGAAAGACGATTTTGAAAACCGATTAACTACGGTTAGTCGGTTATCAGTCGGAAACAGGCTTCCCTAGGAAGGAAAGCCATGCAAAAGATAGAAATCTGCGATTGCCTCAAGAAGGCAATAGAACTGCACTGCGAGAAGAAAGGAATAGACATCGATTGGAGACTCATCGATGAGACCGCCGAGAATCAGATCCCGAGGGAATACATCCCGCTTCTGAGGATCACCTTCAAGCAGTGGAGCGATTACCTCAGTGTCGACGACTTCATCAGCACTAACGACACACTCAAGAGGAAATGGACCACGGTCTGCAATTCCAAGTTATTCTTCGAGCAGCAGCCCGTCAACGGGATGAAGAACGCCGTCCTTAATCTTCCCGAGATCAAGACGAAGGTCCCTGCTTACAGGGACAGGAGATTCGACATCAATCTCTATCAGAGGAACGAGACAGACACAAGACAGACAGACACACACACGCAGAGGGTGATCGCATGACCGTCCACGAGAGGATCGCCAAAGCGGTCAGCGTCATAGCAGCGACCGACTTCACCAAGTCCGGGAAGGTCACGGGCGGTGCGACCTACAACTTCATCCCCATCGGTCAGATCCTCCAGGCCGTCAGGAAGGCACACGCCGAGGCGGGTCTGTTCCTGACGATGGGTCCCCTGGAGTACGATGATGCGCACGGTGAGGGGATATTCACCCAGGACAGATGGACCAAGGCCCGCGGTCACTGCGAGGTCACTCTGAACGGTGCCGACGGTGACGGTGTATCGTTCACGGTCCCCTTCAACGTCCAGGACAACAGCGACAAGCTGGACAACAAGATCCTCACGAACATCGAGAGGCAGGCATACCGCCTGATATACGCCATCGATGAGGGTGACGGCACGGATCCCGAGACCGTATGGCATGAGGATGTCGTCCCGGTCTCCAAGCCAGTCAAGTCCAGGGCCGAGGGTGACAGGCGCGACAACGAGAGGGCAAAGAGGAAGGAGAGGATCCTCAACGACATCATGGACCTCTATCTCGACAAGCAGAAGTTCGAGGCCACGTCCGCGATCGTCAACGAGGAACTGGAGAAGTTCGACAGTCCCAACCTCCAGAACCTGAACGCCGAGCGCCTCCAGGTAGTATGGGACCGCATCCAGAAGGAGGTGATGTGATGGCCGACGTAGGCGAGATATTCGCATCCGTGGGCAGGAACTACGGTTACGACAAGGTGACGGCGGAGTTCTCTCCTCTGAGGGACCTCAAGGTCACATGGAGGAGGTCCTACAAACTGGCGGACTTCAAGGTCTCCGACTACCTCGAGGATGCACCCGAGAGGGTCCTCAGGGACATGGCTAACAGCATCTTCGACAGGATCGTCGGCACCGACAATCCGTACTCGGAGGAAGCGATCGACTACTTCCTATCCGACGGGTTCCTGGAGAGGAACAGGAGGACCTACCTCAAGCGTATCCAGAACGTGTACGAGTCACGCGAGACCGAGGACGGTTACGTCATCGCATACGAGAGCGGTGATCCAC